CGGTACAGTTAACGCTTCTGGGCAAACCTACATCTACATCGCCATCCGGCGCGGCCCGATGCGGACCCCGACGACCGGGACGAGTGTCTACAATGGGTTTGCAGATTCAACAGCAAGTCCAAGAACACTCACAACAGGTTTTCCTGTTGACTTGGCAATTCAAGGTTATAGAAACACATTCTCATTTGACGGCAATACGGGTTCTAGGCTGCAAGGTGCAAATTATTTAAGAACTCGATCAACAACTGAAGAACTTTCCGGTCCAATTTTCAATTGGGACAATAACACGGCCGTTGTGTCGCTAGATGGAAACTCAACTTCCAAAATAATTTGGGCTATGCGTCGCGCCCCAGGCTTCTTCGACGTGGTGTGCTATACGGGGACGGGCGGTGATTTTTCTGCTAAAAATCACAACTTAGGAGTTGTTCCAGAGCTAATCATCATAAAAAACAGAACAACTTCAGGAACTGATTGGCCTGTTTGGACCACTGGGTTCATAACCGGAAACGGCCCAAGTGGCCTTTCGCAATTTTTATTGTTAAACACAAATACTGCGCGCGTCAGTAATTTTGGAGCCAACCAGCCGTTCGGAGCCGATCCAACAGCAACAACTTTTACGGTGGGTAATTGGTCTAGGGTAAATGATACCAGCAACAATTACGTCGCCTACCTCTTCGCCTCCTGCCCCGGCGTCAGCAAGGTCGGCTCTTACACCGGTACGGGCGCGACCCAGGTCATCAACTGCGGCTTCGCGGCTGGTGCCCGGTTCGTCCTCATCAAGCGCACCAATAACACGGGCGACTGGTACGTCTGGGACAGCGCACGCGGCATCGTCGCAGGCACCGACCCGTATCTAACGCTGAACACGGCCGCCGCCGAAGTCATCAACACCGACTGGGTGGACACGGCTGCGAGCGGCTTCGAACTCAGCAACGCTGGCGGCAACCTGGTGAACACCAACGGCGCTTCCTATATTTTTCTTGCGGTGAGCTAGAGAGGATACAATGGAACTTCGAGAGCAGGCCACTGGCCACATCATCACTGACGCCCAGTTCCGGGCGCTCCACCCCAACACGTCCTTCCCGCCCGTCATCAACTATGCGGCTTGGGGCTACGACGTCATCTTCGAGGGCCCACAAGCAACCGGCGGCACCGTCTATCAGTACTCCATGCGGCAAGGCATCGAGCAGATCGGCGACAAGTGGTACACCAAGTATGTGCTTGGCCCCATCTTCACCGGCACGCCTGACGCCACGGCGGCCGAGCAGGAAGCGGCATATAAGGCACGCCTCGACAGCGAGCAAGCGACCCGCATCCGAGCCGAACGCAACGCGAAGCTGGCAGCGTGCGACTGGACGCAGGTAGACGACGCGCCTTTCGACAATGTCACGAAGGCTGCATGGGCAGCATATCGGCAGGCGCTCCGCGACATCAGCAGCCAGCCGGGCTTCCCGTGGACGGTGGAGTGGCCTGAAGAGCCGAAGTGAGGGAGGTGAGGGAAGTTTGTTGACAACCCTCACCTCCCTTCGTATAGTGGCCTCCTAACCAAGGAGCAGCCATGAGCGAGAAGATCAACCGCGTCCAGCTTATCAACGACGCGAAGCTCCAGCTTTCGCCCTGGACTACTGAAGATGGGCGCCTCTTCCTCGACTACACGGATGCGGGCGTCCGGCGCACACTGACGATCACGCCCGGCGGGCACTGCGACTTCCGTGGCTGGTTCACGTCCTTCTGCGTCGACCAGATCAACATTGTGCCGGGCGGCGACCTTCTCAACTCGGCCCAGACCTACTTCGCCCATTGGGTGCGCGCGCATGGGCGCAAGGTCAAGGACTTCATTCGCATCGGCGGCAAGGTCGGCGAACTCTACATCGACATCGGCAACGACGCCAATGATGCGTGGTGCATCTCGCCTTCCGGCATCAACAAGCTGCCCGGCGGCCCCACCCACATCCGCATGCTGCGTGGTGCGGGCATGTTGCCTCTCGTCGACCCCGATCTGTCGGCGCCTGCCTCCGAGTTCCCGGAACTCCTCCGCGACTTCATTGCGGCCGACGAAGACAGCCTGATGCTCCTCACCGCGTGGCTGCTGGGCTGCCTGCGGCCCGAGGGTCCCTACCCCGTCCTTACCATTTCGGGCGAGCAGGGCTCCGGCAAATCCACGGTGCTGCGTTTGCTGCGGCGCATCATCGACCCCCATGCCCTCGATATGCGGACGCCGCCCGAAGACCAGCGCGACCTTCAGGCCATGGTCCGCAACTCCTTCGTCCTCGCCTTCGACAACGTGTCCTTCATCTCCAACAAGATGTCGGATGCCCTGTGCGTCATCAGCACTGGCACCGGGGCGCAGGGTGGCCGGGCCCTCTACACCAACGCCGAGGAATCTGCGGTACGCGTCTGCCGGCCCGTCGCCATGAATGGCATCCCGGACGTCGTGGAGCGTGGCGACCTTGTTGACCGTTCTATTCATGTGCATCTGCCCCGCATTGATCCGCATAAGCGCCGCGATGACTTTGAGTTCTGGGAGACTTTCAATGCGCGGCACGCCCGTTTGCTGGGCTCCCTCATGAATGCAGCGTTGATTGCTACGCAGAATTATGGTAATGTAGTGTTGGCTGAAAAGCCGCGTATGTCTGCGTTTGCGGTCTGGGCGGTGGCGGCCGAGAAGGCTTTTGGCTGGCAGGAAGGGCGCCTTATGGAGGTCTATAAGCGCAACCGTTCTGCGGCAGAGAGCCAGATGCTCGAATTTCATGGGATGGCCTCGGCTATCCTGCGCATGATGGAGAAGCAGAAGGAGTTTTCGGGAACGTATTCGGACCTGATCGGTCAGTTGGAAATGAACATTGGGCCCCGCGAAAAGCTGCCGCAGACTTCGCACAGCTTTGCTGCCGAACTGAAGCGCATCCGCCCCGCCCTCGAACGGCAGGGCATCCGCTTCTTTAACGCGGGCCGGGCAACCAGCATGACGCAGAAGGGCCGTTCTCGCATCTCGATTATCCGGGCAGACGAAGACGAATTTGCACAGGCATGAGTGACGAACCCCCCGATACCCCCGATACCGTGGCGCAGGCAACTCCCTCTGAAAAGGGGGAGAAGCCTGCCCGCAAGCGCAAATACCCGCCGTCGCAGAAGGACCGTCAAAAAGTCTACCGGCGTGACTTGCGGCGAATGAACATCCACAAGCCTGCGCGCGTCGTCACCAAGGAAAACGTCGACGCCATCCGCAACCTCCGCAATCATCTGCGTGAGACGTGGCAGGCCAAGTGGGACAAGATCAACGCCATCAAGAAGTTGACGCCCAAGCAGGTCGAGTTCGCTCGCCAATACGCCCTGAACGGCCGGTCCAACAAGTGCGGTGCGATGCGCCTTGCGGGCTACGATAGCAAGAATCCAGTGGTGCTTTTGGAAATGGCCAACCGCATGCTGGTCATTCCAGAGTTCCACGAACTCATCAGTGCATTTGAAATTGAGGAGAAGGCTCGCATGAAAATCAATGTAGAAGACGTTGTTCGCTGGTTTAACGACATCGCTACTCAGGCTATGGCATCCGGCGACTTCACCAACGCCAACCGCGCCATGGAAAACCTTGCCAAGTATTTGCAAATGTTTACGGAGCGCAAGGAAATTACGCACCGTGTCGTTAATTCTAAGGAGGAATTGGATACTCGCATCGCCGAACTCTCGCGCGTCCTCAAGGAAGTTGAGCCTGAAATTGAAGCTCGTTTGCGCATCAACTAAGTTGCCGAGCATTATTTCTAGGGAGGAAGCTCTAGAACAAGGGCTTGCACGGTTTTATACCGGCAAGCCGTGTGTCCGTGGCCATACTGAGCCGCGCTTTGTGTCTAACACGGCCGGCTGCTCGTATCAAGTAGATCATATAGTTCCTCTAAAGCACGAGTTAGTTTGTGGGCTACATGTTCCTTGGAACTTACAAATAATTCCGGCTTTTGAAAATCGCCGTAAGAAGAATCACTACAATGTCGGTTGAAAATAAAGAAGAATTTATTTTACGAACTAAAGCAGAACTTGTAGAGGCCCTCCACCAAAAGGCAGTTTTGGAGGCCACTGAAGATTTCTATGTTTTTGTCAAGCTGCTTGCACACTTGCTTCTTGACGGGAATGACTTCAGAGATGGGCGTCACATCGAATCTATAGCTTCTACCCTCGAAGACGTGGACGACGGCTCTGTCGACCGCCTCATGCTGGCCCTGCCGCCGGGTTCCATGAAGTCCGTCCTCCTCATGCTGTTCGTGGCATGGTGTCTGGGCCGGCATCCGACGTGGCGCATCATGTGGATTTCGCACACCACCGACAAGGCCGTCGAGTGTTCGGGCCGTATCCGCGATCTCATTCGCTCGTCCGAATACCTCGAAATCTTTCCCAACGTCCGCATCCGCGACGACATGTCGGGCGTCACCGGCTGGAAGCTGACCTCGGGCTCCTCCTTCCTGCCGGCCGGTGCGGGCAAGTCCATCGCCGGTTACCGCTTCAATCTGGGCATCATGGACGACCCGCTCTCCGAGCAGACCGCCAAGTCCGACATCGAGCGCGAGCGCATCAACAACTGGTACGGCCCCGGCTTCCGCTCCCGTAAGTTGCCCGACTCCCGGAT